GGCGCTCACCGACCTGACTGAGCTGGCAGACCTTGCCGTCGATGCTGATGGCGCTGTGACGCTCTCGGCCGCCCGGTACCTAACCGGTGTGAGCATCCCCAACGCGCTGCCCGACCCGCTCGACCTCGAAAACAATGCTGGCCGATCCGACTTCACCCCCGCGGTGCGTGACCTGTTCAGCGCCGCGGATGAGTTCTACACCCGCCTCATGGAGTCCGTAGATGACGGCCGTTCGCGCCTCATCATCGCCGACTACTTGCTCAACTCGGCCGGTAAGGGGCAGGGCCTCACGTTCGACCGTGACGAGCGCATGATGCGCCGTGTAAGTATGCCGCCTGCCGAAGACAGTTCGGGGAAACTCCCGATTGAACAGATCGAATTCGACCTGAAAGTGGCCGAATATCTGCTGGGTTTTGAGGCTATGCGGGAGAACGCGATCAAGGCCGCCGGCTACAACCCGCAGACGATGGGCGACAGCGGCGAGGTCGCGATGACGGCGACCGAGTACGCCGGCAAGAATAAGCGGTCGATGAGCACCCGGGGCAAGTCGATCCGGTATGCCCGGCCGTTGCTCGCGCAATTGCTCACCGCGCTCGTGTCTGTCGATGTGCAGGAATTCAAGCCAAAGGGCGCCGACGGTTCCGCGATCATCGCGTACCCGGTGCGTGTGGAGTTCCCCCAGGCAATCCAGCCGACGATGACCGAGCTGGTCACGAACGCGAAGGCCCTGAAAGAGTCGGGCGGTTCGGCCGAGGAAGTCGTGCGCGCCACCTACCCGGGCAAGAGTGACGCCGAGGTGCGCGTGCTCGCCACAAAACGCCTCGAAGAGCTCACACCGGTGGACCCGCTCTCATTCGGCACGGCCGGGGCCGGACTGTGACCGCGGCAGGGATGCCGGCCGACCGCAACGCCGAACGCGTCATGCGCGCCGCCCTGGCAAAGGCTGCCAAGGCCCGGCAGTACGCCGAATTCGTCCCCACGTCGTATGAAGAACGCCGATTCGAGGGGAAGGTGCGCGAACCCCGCCGCACCCGCCAGCCGGCCGTGTAGTTGCGTGCGCAATCACCTAGGGGGTAGGGTGTGACTAAACCCCCGACGAAAGAGGAAACCATGACCGACACATTTACCCAGTACGGCGTGACCCGTACCGACGGCGCAACGTTCTGGCCTGACGGTGACAACCACCTGCTAATCCCGCAGCCGGGTATCCCCAGCTTCTGCACCGACGCGACCGACCTGGACGGACTGCGCCGGGCCGTGGCGACCGGCACCAGCATTGCCATGCGCATCGTGCAGCGTACCGTGACCTATGGCGAGCCCGTGGCGGTCCCTGATCCTCGCCCGACCGAGCCCGGATGGTACTTCGACACAGACGGCGAGATGTGGCGGGTTAGCGACTCGGGGCACCTGTTCTCTGTCGAGCGCGACGCACCGATCAGCAACATCTGGGGGCCATTCGACCGAGCGCGCCCCGAGGCCGAATTGGTTGCCGAGGTGATTGGCAAGCTAACCGACTTGTACGACACATCATTCGGCAGCACATCCCGTGAAGATCGCGCCACAGTCGCCGCAGAGTACGGGGTGACCCTGTGACCGCCGCTGAGGTAGCCGCGGAATGGAAAGCGCTGGACCTCGAAACCCGCATCCAGTCGCCCTCCGAAATGCGCCGCGTTCTAATGACCTGGAGTAAGGCTGAACTGATTTCAGCGCTAATCCGGGCCGAATCCGACGCCATCACCGCCAACCGCAAGAAACTGAACGCATGGGCCGAAGCTCAAGAGGTGCGCGCCAATCGGCTCATACTCCCACGCGAGACGCGGGCGCACCGGCTCGGGTTTGCCGACCCGTTCAACGCGTGGCTGACCATCAACAAGGGCCAGATGCTCGACGCCAGAACCGTGTTTCTCGAAGGATGGAAGGCGCACGCCAAGGCCACCGAAGCCCTCGACGGCCGGGCGCCGACCGAGGAAATGGGACTTTAGCCGCATGATTACCCCCGAGCTGGGCGCCGAGTACGGGCAGAAGGTAGCCGAAATCTACCGGGATGCAGAGCTCCGCATCCTGGCCCGGATTTCGGCGGCCCTCGGGGTTGGCACCGACGCCCCCGACTGGAACGTGCGCGCACTCGCGCAGGTGCAACAGGTCCGAAAGATTACCCTCGAAGAGCTCCGCAAAGCATCACCCGAAGCCGCCGCAATGATCCGCGCCTCACTCGCCGAAGCGTACGGGTTGGGCGGCCTCGCTGTGTTCGATGACGTGGGCGCCGCACTGCCCCTGATCGAAGGTATGCCGCAAGCTCAGCGGGCCGCTGTAGGCGCTCTGGCGACGGAACTAACCACGGCGATCAACTCCGCCACCCCCGGCATTCTCCGGGCCGTAGACGATGTTTACCGGGAAGTCGTGGCCGACGCGATCGGTTCACGGCTGACCGGCGGCGAATTCCAGCGTGAGGCCGTTCAGCGATCCTTGCAACGATTCCTAGGCGACGGCATCAAGACTGTGCAGACCGGCCGCGGGCGCATGGGTATCGGCGATTATGTGCACATGGCCGTGAGGACCGGGACTACGCGGGCATCCTTGCAGGGCCAGTTCGACACGATGAGCGCAAACGGGCTAGACCTCATTATCGTTTCGCCGGGGCCGCGTGCGTGCAGTATTTGCGACCGGTGGGCTCGGCTCATCCTGACAACCAACACGACGACGAAGCGCAAGCCGGACACGTCCCTGGCAACCGGGCGCGCCGTTGCTGTGCGCGTTGACGGGACCCTGGCCGAAGCGCGTTTAGCCGGCGTATTCCACCCGAACTGTTTCCCGTCATTCGTGCCGGTTGCCTCGCCTACGGGCATCGTCGGCGGGGATTCGCGTTGGTTTGAGGGTGAGGTCGTCGTCATCCACACAGCCGCCGGTCGAGAAATCACCGTTACCCCAAACCATCCGATACTGACGGCGGAAGGCTGGATCGAAGCAGGAGCGCTCCACGAAGGCAGCAATCTGGTCAGCTACGGCGGGGACAGTGGAGACGGTCAGGGGGTAGTTAGTGGTGCTCCAGATCATCAGTACGTTGAAACCCCTATCGGCGAGGTCTACGAGGCGCTGAGGCAGTCGAGCCATACCGTGACCACTCATGTGCCAGGTTCCGCCGAACAATTCCACGGCGACGGTATCGTCAATTCCGAAGTCGAGATTGTACTTTCCGACCGCCTGCTGGGCGCGGAAGGGAATCCCACGAGCTTCAAGGGCGCGGCCCAGCATCGCCTCGCCCTCGCTAGCGCCGACGCCGGATCGTTCCTTGCCGAGCGCGCTGCGTTCGAGGTCAGCCTGAGTGCGCTTCACGCCGCTCACGGCGTCATGGGCGGCGAGGGAGAGCTGAGCGCGTTCCTCGGGGGTGGCCTGAGCCATGCGGAGGAACATGGAATCGGAGCGGTTGCGAACGGGGACGCCGGCAGCTTTGAGCCGGTTGCTGATGACGGAGCGGCTAACGCCGAGGGAGGCCGCAAGCTGCTTGCTGCTCTCGCCGGCCTTGTAGCGCTCGATCAGGTGAGCCACGTCGAGCGTCGTGATTTTCGGGGCCATGTGTTCAATCTCCAAACGGGAAGTGGCTGGTATACGGCTAATTCCATTGTAGTGCATAACTGCCGTTGCTCATCCAAAACCTACCTGCCGGGCATCACAGAGCCGTCTGAACTCCAGCGGCCGGCATGGGACCAGGAGGGCTATGAAGCGCAATCTCGGCAACGCCAGATCGAATTGGGCATCCGGCAGGCCAAGACCTCGCAGGCCATCGCCATCACTCCCGAGGGGCGCGCACGGGCCGCTGCACGGGTGAAGGATGGGCAGGCGGTTATGCGTGCACATTTGGCCGAGAATACTTATCTAAAACGGCAGTCTTCTCGGGAGCAGTTGCGCGGGTAACCACCAGTGGGGTATAGTAGAACTACACACCAACGAAAGGGTGCCCAATGTTCCAGCTCACCGAAACCCCCGCCGACCAGATCACCGCCGGAATGCTCGTGCACTGCTCGTCCACCTTCGCTCCGAAGCGCAACGCCTCGGTCGAATCCGCTGAGACGATCGAGGGCACCGTTCACCTGGAGGTATCCGACGGATTCGGCCGCATGTTCCACGAGGAATTCGACGCCGATACCCTCGTAACCGTGCTCACCTAACACCCCGCATTATCCGGCCTCGGGCATCCGCTCGGGGCTGGCACCACCCGACGAAAGGGACACCATGACCGAGAATGAACCGACCGAGGCCCCGTCCACTCCGACGACCGAGCAAGTGCGGGATATGTACGAGTTTGGCGTGCGAGAGGCCGACAGGCACCATGTACCCATCGACGTTCCCGAAGCGATGGCCATGTTTGACCGGTGGCTGGCAGGCCGTGATGCAAGGATTCGCGCTGAGGTGCTGGAGGAAGCCGCACAGTCCGCCGACGGGTTCGGAATTATCGGAGTCAAGGCCGCGGATGACACGTACTGGGGCGGTCACAACGACGCCGCCGTGAAGATCAGGGATGCCATCCGCGCCAAGGTCAAGGGGGCCTAGCCATGACTGCCACTAACCTGACCCCGTTCGAGGCCGCCCGCGATGCTGTAATTGACCGCGTGACTGCCGTGACTGCCGAACCGAGCGCGCCGGCCCGGATCGGCACGGCCCTCCATGCAACCGTCTATGAGATTGAGGAAGCGCTCGACCGCTTGCCCCGCGTCTCGCTGCCATCCGTACTGCGTGAGGCGCTCGTCAAGGTCCTACAGGAGGGCTCTGACGCCTACTGGACCGCAGCCCGCCCGAGCCACGGTGCCAAGGTCACCCCAACGGATGAGGCCGTGCTGGCCCTGGCCCGCAAGATCAACGAGGTCACAGCGCCCCGCCTTGACATGCTTGCCGCTATCGCTGCGGCCCGTGGGGCTAACTCGTGAGTGCCGCTGAGCGTGCCCGCGCGGTACTCGCCACCTATGACACCCACGACCCAGCGACGACCAACGCCGGGGGATTTTACAGGTCAGGGGAGGCCGTAGAGCATTACAGCCTGATCGACACCGCCGCCGAAATGGCCGCCATTCTGCACGAGCTCGTGGACGCCGACCCGCAGGGAGCCGTCAAGGTGGGTGACCTCGACCCTGAGCCTGATTGGGAGGGCGATTTTTGCGCGACTGATACGCGGTGCAGCCTGCATATTGGACACACCGGGGCGCACCTATCGGTCAGTCTCAACCCCCTGACCGGCCGGGCCACAGTGATGCAGGTGTGGGCGTGACCCCCGAAGAGTATGAGCGCTGGCTGACCATCCGCACGGCCGAGCGTGGCCGTATGGCCGCCGAGCAATTCCGCAAGCCGCCGGCGGAGCGCTACGTGCATACCGACGACCGTCTCGCCGACCTGCTCGACAACCTCGCCGCGATAGCCGAACGCGAAGCGGGGCGCGAAGCGTGAGCTACGACGTGGACGTGGGCGACGAGTCTTTCAACATGACCTCAAACATGAGTAAGTTTTTTGTCCACTACGGCGTTTATCCGCCCGAGCTCGACGCAAAGCCCGCGCTCGACGTGGCCGTGTGCATCGAGGCCGCGCTGCAATCCATCATGGCGACCGACACGGACAAGCTCGACACGTTCGATGACCCCGGCGGCTGGGGCAATTGGTCCGCGGCCGTCGGCTTTCTGCGCGAGATTCGGGCCGCCTGCTGTCGAGTTCCTGGCGACACCGTGCGCGTGTCGTGGTAGCCATCAACCAACCATCAACCAACCAGAAAGCACCCACCATATGAGCACCCCTAGTATCACCATCGACGGCGTTGTGTACGTGCCGGCCGCCAGTGTCGCCCCCGCAGAAATTCAGATCGTTTTGGGCCTGAATGGTTGGGTGTTTGTCGGTGCTGTGTCCGAAGAGCGCGACGATTTCGTGATCGCCAACACTCGAAGCGTGGCGCCGGAAGATGCCGCGCTGCCGGCCCTCGTCGCTGGCCCGGCCGTCGGCCTCGAAATTGGCACCGTACGCATTCCGAAGGCCAACGTCATCGCCCGGATCAACACGACACCGGGAGCCTGGGCGTGAGCGACGCCACAAAGGCCGCTCTAGACGAGGCCATTCAGGCGCATTTCGCAGACGTGACTGAGGGCGGCCTTGTCACCGGCTATGTCTTGCAGGCCAAAGGCAAGACCAGCGAAGACCTGGAGGGCGGCGACCAGACTTCATATCTGCGCGAGGTGCCAGTCGGGCAGGATGCCGATTCGACGCTCGGACTACTTGACTACTGCCACACGCAGTTTCGGGCAGCAGTAGTTTCGCGCTGGGTACCGGCCGACGACGACTAGCCCCGCTGCACGAAGTACGGCCCCGGATTCTTACGAATCACGGGGCCGTTTCATTCGGAACCACCAGGGAGGCAGTGAATCCGAAGCGTGCGCGTTCACCCGACGAAAGGGAACCAACATGGCTAGTATAGGGGGTGATTGCCCGGATAACTGTCGGGCACGAACCTAGGAGCCCCATGACTGACGCCGCTACCACCACGACCGCCCCGAGCCCCGCGGACGCCGCTGCCGCCGCTACCGCCGCCGCAGACCAGGCCGCAACTGACGCCGCCGCCGCAGATGCCGCCGCCGCAAGTACCGACGCCGACACGGACGCCGCTGCCATGGGCAGCGAACCGACCGCCGCACAGATCGCCAAGTGGGGCAGTCCCGAAGCCGCAAAAGAGGTGCAGCGCCTCACCCGCAAGCTCGGCGATGACCGCATGACCTCCAAGGCGAACGCCGCCGCTGAGGCCACCCAGAAGACCCTCGACGCCGTTGCCGTCGCGCTCGGCATCAAGACCACCGACAAGGCGCCGGCCACGCTTGAGAGCGTCACCGCGCAGCTCACCGAAGCCGGCGGCACCATCACCGAAACGACCACGCAGCTCGACACGGCGCGGAAGTCCCTCGCGCTCACTCAGGCCGCCTGGGCCGAAGGCGTCAACCCGGAGAAGATGGATTATCTCGAATTCAAGCTGGGCAAGGATGCCGAGTTTCAGAAGATCGACGCCACGAAGCCCGGCTATGAGGGTAAGGTAAAGGCAGCAATTGCCGCGCTAACTGCGGCAGACTCGACACTCAAACTTGCGGGGCAAGTTCAAAAGTCGGGGGCGGAATCGTTTAGCGGGGCTAGCGGTGACGATGCGATCACCAAATCTGGTTTCGGCGCCATGAGTATGCAGGCGCGAACCGCCCTCAAGCAGAGCAACCCCGCGGCTTACGCCCGATTGGTTGCCGAGCAGTAACCGAAAGGCCCCATCGTGCCAAATGTTGTAACTACCTCCGCCAACGTCATCGACCCGCAGGTCTGGGCTGATACCGTCAGCCCACTCCTGCTGGGTAAGTCGGTCATGGCCGGCCTGTCCACCCAGGATGACACCCTCGTCGGCACTCCCGGCTCCACCGTCTCGTTTGGCACCTGGGTTTACTCCGGTGACGCACGCGACGCAGCCGAAGGCGTCGAAATTGAGGCTGACGGCCTGAGCATGACCGAGCGCCACGTGTCGATCAAGGAAATCGGCAAGCGCCTTGACCTGACCGACACCGCCACGCTCATCGCACTAGCCTCGCCGAACTCCGAAGCTGTCTCTCAGTCGGCTCTGGCGATCAGCCGCAAGATCGACACCGACCTCCGTGTCGCTGCCGAGCTCGTCACCACCGGCGAATTCGCCAGCTCCCCGCTGATCTTCCCGACAGTCGCCGCCTCGCTCACGTATGACGCCTACGTGGATGCCAGCGCGCTCTGGGGCGACGAGTACGACCCGGCCAACGTTGCGGCGCTCATCGTGCACTCGAAGCAGTACACGCAGCTCCGCCATGACCCCGACTTCATCACCGTAGACAAGATCGGCGACCGCGCCAGCATCATCACCGGCCAGATCGGTTCTCTCGCCGGTGTCGCCGTCATCGTGTCCGACCGGGCAACCGCGATCGGTACGGCCGGTACTGCGGACGCGGGCCACAACGCCCTGCTGATCCGTCGTGGCGCCCTCGCACTGCGTTACAAGCGCCGTGCACTGGTCGAAACTGACCGCAACATCGCCAAGCGCATCAACACGGTTGTGACCACGGCGCACTACGCAGCGCACCGTGCAGATGACCGTGGCGTGATCGTCCTCGGCGTGCTGGACGCGGCCGTCTAATGGCAGCCCCGAAGACCCCAACGAAAGGCGTCACCGTGAGCGATCCATCTGCACCCGCTGCCGAAGTCCCCGAGGTTGGGCCGGCCGCCGTCGAAGCCGGCGCAGACCTGGCCGCCGAAGCTGTCATGTACGACGGCTACGACCGCGACCAGCTCGTCACGGAGCTTGGCAACTACGAGCTGACAGCCAAGGACGGCAGCACGGATGACGAGCTGCGCGCGGCGCTGTACGGCATCCGTGCCGTTCGCGCCGCAGCCGAGCCGGCCAAGGCAGATCTGATCGAGCGGCCCGAAGAGCCAGCCGAGTATGCGGGCGCTCGTCACCCGTTGCTTGTTCAGGTCGAAACGGCCGCCGAAGCGGCAAATTAGCACCCGGTGATGTATGGGTGGGTCCGAGTCAAGGCCGGGAAACGGCGCATATCTCAGGTTCACCCGGCTAAGGACGACTGGGGAGAGCGTGGCGGCTATAACGCTGGGCTGCCGGCCCAAACCTCCCTCCCTGTAGCGGCGTACCTGCTCGGCCCACCCAAACCTCACCACCTCTGAAAGGCCCTCGTGTATCTCACTCCCGAAGAGTTGCAGGCGTACATCTACGGAACCGGCAACACCACCGCGCTGCCTGACAATGCGGCCGCGCTCATCCGTCACGCTGAGGGCCTGGTGGATGACACGCTGCGCGGGGCGGTCTACACCGTGGACGCCGACGGCATCGCCGCGAAGCTCGAATACGCCACGGCCATCATGTTCGCCACCGCCGAACAGGCGCAGGCGTGGGTAATGTCCGGCCTTGATCCGCGCCTAGGCGTTGCCCAGCTCCCCGACGTGATCGTGTCCAAGTCTGCTCTGGGTATCTCCACCACCGTGCAGGCGTCTAGCCGCCGCGACCTCGAAGCGCTGGCATCCGGGCAGGAGCTCACTGCCGCCTCGTGGGCGTACCTGAACCGTGCTGGCCTCATCACCGCCCATATCGGCGCGCACGACGCGGGAGAACGCAGCCTAGCCGCCGTGATCGGGGTTTCGGAATGAGCCCGCAAGTGGTCGCAACGCTCAGTCTCCGCGAGGTATTC